AAATGTAAAGGTTTGCGCGTTTAATTGGGCTGTTTGGATTGACCCATTACCAGTAACAGACCAACAATAAAAGGTTAAACTAACATTCTCACTTTCGGGTTTGCGAAATGTATTTATTGACCCAGTTGATTCATATATCACATTAGACCATTCTAAACCTCTCAAATTGTATGATAATTGCCCCATAGTTGAACCACTAACGAGTGTTATTGCTCCATCTGTTGAAAAGGACACCAACTTCAAAGCGAACTGGTCGTATTTGTCCCACATCTCTCCCATCACATTTTTCATATCAATATTGTTAAATGTGAATAGCGTCTTTTGCGCGTTAATCGTGCAAGGATTAACCGTCGATTTCGTAGATAATATAAGTGAAGCACTGTCTGATAGCATTTATATTATATGTATATTTTTATTTATTCTTTAACTCCCACAACTGAAAATGTAAAGGTTTGCGCGTTTAATTGGGCTGTTTGGATTGACCCATTACCAGTAACAGACCAACAATAAAAGGTTAAACTAACATTCTCACTTTCGGGTTTGCGAAATGTATTTATTGACATTGGGGCTTCTCCATATTCACAATCATTTGTAAAAGTTTGATTATAAAAAAATTGCTGTATAAATCCGTTTCCTTGTTTATATCCTGTTGTCACCCGTAAGTTATTGATAAATTGAAGACCCTCTATTTCCCACCACATACGACGCTGTGCTTGTGACATTGTTGCCCCTGTCCCTTGCATTCCAATTGAATTACATATCAAATTGAACTTGTCATACTTATCCCACAAACTTCCTAAAATCTGCCTCATATTGATATTGGTAAATGTGAAAACATTAAAATTAGCATTTCTTGTTCCAAACTGATTTGTTCCAGCCCCTGCTGGTAAAATGGTTCCGCTCAATGTGAAATTAACCTGCTCGTTTTGATACAGCATTGTGTATGGACTTGGATAAATCTTGGTATCGTCAATCGGCACAAAGGCCAAAAAGAAAATACGCGGGGATATTGTTGTGGGTGCTCCTGTTTCATATACAAATTGAAGTGTTAATTGGACATTATTCGCATCGGGTTTTATCATTACAAATGTTCTCGTGTTTGAGGAGCGGTTAAATTGCCGTGGCAAACTGACTGTAGTTGATATGTTTGTTTCATCAATTGCCGTTTGAAATCCCGCTTGTTTTCCTTGATACGACGCCTGAATCAGATTCAAACCATCTTGATAAAGCGTCGCCATACCAGTCCCTGATGCTGGATATGTATCATTAATATACATTTTGAAATACTTGTATTTGCTCCACAGTGTTTCGCCAAGAACTATTCTCAAATCAAAGTTGAACGTCACAGTCATACTATCGGCACTTATTACTCCCGTTGTCGATGGGGTTGTTGTAAGTGACCCACTATTGAGCCATAATTTCGCTATTTCGATATCCATTATTATAATAAACATAGATTTTTATTATAATGTGCTAAACTGTTTGCTTTTTGAGTTTTCTAAGTTCTCTACGCTTGGCGTTGATTGCGTCTTTGTTTTAGAATATTGAGTTTCTTCAATACCTCGCGTATGCAACGCCATTTTCCATTACAAGCACCTGATCGTAGCAGGCAAATGCGGTTTGGAGGGCAGTGATAGCACCAGCAGAGTAGTAATTTACGATACTGTAGATATCAGATGTGTTAGTGTTCGTACCGTTAAAAATGGACTGTCCGGCAGTGCCTTGATACACCTCAGTGTCGATTCCAATGACGAAATCACCGGATTCAGTTGTAGATGCGGTATTGATATTGGTGACCGCAACAGGGGCATCGAGAGTGTATGCCGACAGGGTAATACTGGGCTGGTTCTGTAGGTCAGCAACTGAACCAAAGCATTTGAGAGCCTCTGAATACATCTCGGCGTGGGTGATAGGTGCCGTCGATGGGAGGACGTCGGCGCCAATTCTAAAAAGTGGGCCGCGATTGACGTTAGCGGTTCCGTTTCCGAATGCGCAGTGAGACATAGGGAACTGAGAATCTACGCCGGTGGCGGCATTGCTTCGGGTCGCCACCAAGAGGCATTTCAATGAACTGAACTTGGCGGGGATGGGGAAAGAAACCTCAGTTTGGGTAGCAGCAGGGATGGTGGCTGAGTTGGTGTATGATCTCCAACTGGGCAGAACCATCTGCATGGGGCTGGAAGAGCCGGCCTTGATTGCCTGGACGGCGGAATCGGGCAATTCCAAGAACTCTCCACAGTAATTCACCTGACTAATATTGTAAGAAGCAATTGTTCCGCCTCTGTTCATCAGTGCGCGAGCAACATTCGATTGTAAAACGATCTCTAATCTTAACGGGGCTGCGGTGAGCTCGAAAAGCGGCAAATACTTAGAACCGGCCAGGGAACCAACGACAGAAACCAAGTTGATGGCGAATGGGAAAGAGTGGGTAGCAACGCCAAGAACGCCGAGAGCGCGACCTCGATTGACGGAGGCAGCATTCAAGACATCACCAGCAGCGGCGGCCTGTAAAACGGAATAATCGGGGTTGGTTCCAGATGTTACAGCAAAGCGTCCCTTAACCGAATCTTCGGGAACCTGGTAATCGTAGAGGATCTTGCTTAATTGATGGTAGTTATCAATATCTTCACAGATATACCACGCTATAACTAACAAGCATTTCCTCTTGTTAAGCGTCATACCTTTTTAAATGGGGTATGCACCCTCTCGGGTGGGACTAGACTATATCTTATGCATCATCAGGTTGATTAGACCGTCATTTGATGCCCACAGGCATTTAGTCGTTGAACCGCCTTCATATCCTATCATAACGGACTTAGAAGACTGGCTGCGGATTGCCCTATAATATGAAACTTATTACTATACCTTATGTTGTTAGCATAAGCCACCATAATGTTTCCACTATGGTTTAGTATTTCATACCTTGAGGGGTTTCCCGCAATTTGGATGTGTTGCCCTAAATAAATAGGACTAGCATATCTTTTGGATACACTTTTTCTCCCTGAAAATTTTTGATTTTTTTTTGTTAAGGAGATTTGACCCATGGAACACGCGTATTCTCTGGATAAAAGCGTGGAAGCCACACGACTCGAGTGTGGTAGCAGTGGTGGCCCCACTGACGACCAAATTGAGGGTTCCCTTCAAATAGGACTCGGAGGGGATAAGGGCAGTGTTGGCTCTCGTGGGCAAATTGATCGTGATTGTCTCAGATTGCGCAAAAGTTGTGCCGCCTTGCGGTTGTATCTGGGATAAAAATCTTCTTGCCGGTGCGGACTCAGTTTTCGACTGGAATTTCAGGTTCTGGGGTAAGGACATTGTATAAACTTATTAGAGATAATAATTTTATAAAAACACGTTTAAAAACGATTTATCGTTTTCTTTCTAAACCACCCGAAACTTTTCTTTGAAGTGCCTCTTCAACTTTTTTGGCGGTGGGGATTTCATTAAAGGGCAATTTTTGACCCATCATTGCCGAACCCATCGCGAGTTTGTGTCCCATCATCGAATTTCCTAAACTTTTCTTGTGTCCGAGCATTTATATTGTATCATTAGAAAATAAAACGTAGTTTGCCCTATTAGGATGAAAAAGGAAAGGGTAAGGGAAAACGTAGTTTGCCCTATTTAGTCTCGGAAATCTACACAATCGATTTGAAGGCACATCTGGTAATTGATTCCATTCATATCAACCAACAGACCATTATTATCAATGATGCGGATTTGTATCTCATCCAATTTATTCACATACAAATTCGTTCTGTAATTGTTTGTATTCTCATATGTAATTATGCTAAACGGAGACACCCCCACTGGAATTGTTGCTAAAATATTCTGATTATAAGGTTGAGCAATATTCACATTGTAAGTAGGAAAATTCACCTCTATATTCAGCGCCCTTATTTGATTCAGATTCACACAGTCGCGACTTATGAGCGTTCGACTCGACGACGTTGTATTCGTTGATTTGCTAAAGCCTATCACGTGGTTAAATGACCCCGCATATATAATGAATTCATTTGTAGTATGCGTTATTGTGATTTTCGCCGTAATGCTACTATACGTCAGCGTATAGGCCGATCCCATCTGTGATTGTAAAAGCGCAACCAGATTGGTGACGTTATAATTACCCGGCGGCACGGTGTATTCGAATACCGACCCAGTAACCACACCCCACGAAAATGTATTGTCCTCACTCGTTATGCTATAAAATGAATACGGGATGCTCGCATTTTGAAGCGACAAGTAAATATGATGGCCGTCGGGGATTTCTATCACCGGCAGATTGTAAATCGCATTTGCTATATTATCATTCACATATTGTGTAGCATACCGGCTATTCAAGTATATTTGTATCGATTCGCTTTTCATCGGCATAGTTTTATATTATCTTGAGATTTTTACAACTATTTATTGGCGATAGTTAGAGGATTGCCGTTTTTATAGAACTTTTCTTCAAACAGATCGATGTCTAAATGATTATACGGCGCATCAAACACATAGTCATATAATTGTTTCATCTCATCTTCTTTCATTTTAATGAGCTCTTTGGTAATTGTTGCTAATTCTTCCTTATTGCGAACACCGTTAAAGATACTCGCCCACGTAAGTTGCTTCCTCAAAATTTTTGGAAAATAGAGGTATGACTGAACCGTGAATATGAATGAACAATTCAAATGGCGCGCCTTGATTAGCATTGAGTTGAGTTCGCGCAGCAGCGCCTTGTCTTTCAGGTTGTTTGCGAAATCGTCTATGATTACCAACGTATATTCGTTTTCATCGTCATCATCACGCGACTCTTTGATTTCCGTCAATTCATCTTTCAGTTTCATCAGTTCTTCTTGATCAAATTCGTGATGCACTTTGTCGTGGTTTTTAAATGGGTGATTCGCCACGCTGAGAAATGACGCCGCAGGGCAGTAGTAGTGGATATGATGGAATTTCTTTTTATACACCGTCTTCATCTGGTTTAAAAGGAAACTCGATTTCCCCGATCCACCACTACCTATGTAGAGGGTAATTGCTCCATTTCTTCGCGAGAAACCAACGGGAATATCAGGTACGAATATATCCATAGTCTCCTTAATTGGTTTGGTCTTAGGCACCGCTTTATTGGTTTCCTCTGTTATTAAAAGGGACATTCTATATACATTACGGAAACATTTAATTAAGCATTTAGGGCATTTTTTTATCTCCCTCTATATTATAATTGTAATGAGCAACAAAAATGAGTCTGATGATGCAGCGGATGACGCCGGTTTGACCAAACAAAAAAAACCACGCAGCGAGGCGCAAATCGCAGCATTCGAAAAGGCGAGGGCGATTCAAGCCGCTAAACGTGATGAGAGGCAGGCTGCAGCAACCGGGCGAGCACCTGATCCAGACAAAGAGCGCAAGAAGATTATACTGCAGGCCGTCAAAGAGAAACTTAATGGTGAGCCTAAATCCAAAGCCCCGCCTGTGGTTGATGAGACCACCGAGGAGGACGTCAGCGAAGAAGAAGAGGCAGCCCCACCCAAGAAGGCCGCGAAAAAGGCCGCGCCTCCACCCCCACCCATCAAGGCAAAGAAGGAACCCAAAGTCGTTTATGAGGAAAGCAGCGAATCCGAGGAGGAGGTCGTCATCGTCAAGAAACGCAAGAAGCCAAAGAAGAAGACCATCATCATCGAGGAATCCGACAGCGAGGAAGAAGAACCCTCTCCCCCACCAAAAAACGTTGCGATTCCCACCCGAGATACTAAGTCGCAGATGAACAAGTCGATGTTTAAGGTTCATACACCAAAGGTCGATGCGCCACCCAAGCCCATTTATTATTTCGCGGACTAATAGGGCAAACTACGTTTTCCCTCGCCCTTTCCTTTTTCCTCCTATTATATATAATGGAATCCAACGACCCACCCGTCAATGACCTCGAATGCCGCGAACCCACGCCTATGTCCATCGACCGCTCATTTAGTATCGTCGATTACTACAACAAAGAACAGCAGAATTTAAAAACCATTTTAGAAGTTGTTGGCGTGGCCGCGATCTTAACCATCCTTGGCTTTTTCATTTACCAGATTTTCAAATAATATATATTACTAACATCTTATAGTATTATATACTAATGCATTCGAGTGGCCGGGCGGGGCCGTTTAATTAAGGAGAGGCAGGTCCGAAGGTCTTGATGGTCATAAAATTGATTGGTCTTCTTATAAAATATTAAAAATAAAACATCTTATTATTTTATACAATGAACAAAACACCTGATATGTGTGATATTATTGGACTTATGCACCAGTATCAAGCCAAGAACAACATTACCAAGCAGTGTATTACAAATGCTCAATATATTTACGATTCAATAAAACATTCTAATTGGTCAAGCAACGTCACTCCAAAGGCAGTAATCGTAGTTTATACTATTCCAGAAAAAAATGAGGTATACTTTGCGGTTCATATGGTTATTCAATGGAAAAATAAACTTCTTGAGCCGTCGCACGAATTCGGTCATCTAAAAAAGACTGAGTATTTCGATAATATTAATAACGTTATTCAAAAAATGAATTTAATTAGTCCTGGATTTAATAGGGATTTAGCGGCCGACCTCATTTCTAAATATTTAAAATTCGTAAAATACGCTGAGCAGATTGAGGCCGGTTGTTTCTTAGTTGATAGGGAATACTATGATTTACAAGCGAATTACGTTGAAGCGGGTCTTATTAATATATAATACTAACAAGTAGAAAACTTACCACTTAGTCGAAAACTTACCACCGTTTTCAAGTATTTTTTATAAAAAACTCAAAAGGGTCAAAATAAAAAATCGGCATTTTCAAAAAATTATAAAAAATACTGGAAAACAGTGGTAAGTTTTCGACTAAGTGGTAAGTTTCCACTTCTTATAGTATTATATAACAAATACAGATTTATTATATACTTAATAGGCCTCTTTGGTTTCGTTGTCAGAATCAAGGTCATCGCATGGAGGTTCGCAATCTTTTCTATTAATCCCAGTAACATATTTGACTCCCTGTGGCGTTTCAAACGATTGAAACTTATTAAGCCACTTATAAAATTCATCTCTACCATATTCTTGCTTGGCCCGCCTGGACTTTAACTGAGTAAAATCCTCGCTACATTGAAAGTCAGACCATAAATCTCGGTATTTTATTTTTTGATTACTATCATTAACAACCTGATACAAGTCATTGAAAACCTTTTGGAATAAATTTTGATCTTCAATAAATTTCTCGGTGCGGATGCGGACTGACTGTGGAATATCAAATTGGATTCCAATACCTTCGCAATAAAATCGCTCATAAACGCCCAATAATAAATCTAAGAATATCGGTTTCATACGGATTTGAAAATCCTCAGTTTCGTATAATGAATTGGCCTTTTTGTATAAAACGCCATCGATGACTTTTCCAATTTTATTAACGTCATCTGTAAAATTTATAGGAAACTCAATGTGAGTCAAACGTCTGTAATCACTTGCCTGGGGCTTACCGTCCAATTCGGGTGGGTTATTAAATTCCTGAACTTGTGTAGCATTCATTTTAAACTGAACCGGATTATTATGTAAAAGACGAGCGGTGAATTCACCTCCTCCGGTCAAATTTCGAAGAGTAGCTACTTTGATTTTTCCCTCAACTTCCTTGAAGTTAATATATCGTTTACCAATACAATTGTATAAATCCGGACTTGCCGCTCCCGCCTTGTCGATGTCCTTGAGAAGACCATTAGGTGCCTGATAATAGTAATCGCCCAAAATGCGTCCCATCATAGCACCAGTGAATCCCTTACCATTACCGCCTTGCCCGTTGAAAAGAAACATTTTCTGATAAGCACGCCCATCAAGACCGGAAGCAAGTATTTGTAAATATAATGTTCTTAATTCTGGTTCAGGCTGTATAGATTCAATGATTGTTATAAGTTCCTCACGAAGTCTGATATTTTCATCGTCATCATAATCAACAACTTTATAATTACAGCGAGTGCTAATAGTCATATAATCATCAAACTGATAATTTCGAAATCCGCGATTTGTTAAATCTACTACACCATTTTCAAAGCCCAATAAATAATCTTTTTTATTAAATAGTTCTTTCACGACTTTTACCTTTGGAATAATAAGCCGAATAATATCATTGAAAGCACCGCCTTTACAAGTCATATTTCTCAATTCTTTAAGAAGAAGATTCCTCATATTATCAGATAATTCAATAGCTGAATTAATTTCGCATTCAATAAGATTGTATAAATCCTCACTAATGTATAGAGTCATTTTTACCTTCTTGGTTGTTTCGTCATACCACCGACCAACGCCATCCTGTTCTCTGAAAACATATAGTTGGTCATTTTCCATAATAATATAATTACCCCATTCTTTCAAAAATCGGTCAGCCAGTTTTTTTGCTGAAAGCGAATCAATCCATTCCTCATCTGTCTTATCGCAGTCGTAAAGCGGAATTTCAATTGCCTCGTCAAATGGTTTTTGAACATAGTTAAGTTGAATTCCAAACTTATCAAATAACACTTTTTCACAATCATTCAAAATATTATCATACCATAATTCTTTCAAAATCATAAACCCGTCTTGGCAAGGAACAATATTCTCAATGGCGAATCCCTTCTCTTCTACAAGATATGAAATGGTAGTCTCTTGTAAAAGTCGCTCGATAGACTGACCCCATAAGGCCATAACACCACGTTTTTTCTCATCCACTGTTTTCCATTTATCGGAATCGTGTTTTAAAACCATTTTTTCAATAGTATCTTTATTGCTGGAATAAACAATTTCAATAATTTGCTTCATTTCGGATTCGATGCTACTTATTTCTTTGATTTTGGAATTCTCATTTTTAATTACATTATTCTCTTTAACCCAACCGGCGTATGATCCGCCAAACATAAGAGTAAGCGGCAACATTTTTGCGGTATCCTTTGAAACGCCGTGATGCTCGATAATCATTTCACGAATTTGTTTCGGATTTTGAGTATAATTTTTCAAAGCGGGAACATCAAGACCATGTTGAGCACAAATTGCAGCAAAAATGGTCGGATGCGCATTAACCATATCGATGTCGACATACACATCTTTACAAAGTGAATGGCGAGTCGGCCTATGATATACACATAGCGATGCGTGACTGCACGGCGTAACGCGACCATATTTATGTTTGGGAAGTTGAAACGAAACCTGGAAATTTTTCGTCTTTTTATTAAAACATTCTTTGTATTTTATCATTTGGTCAATCTCAGTCTTGTAAGGGATTCCCTCATATCGTTTAATACCTTGGTATGCGATACCTAAATTATTTTTGATAAAACCGTAAATCATTTTAATGTTAGTATGCTCAGTCATTTTCTTTTTGTCGAAAATCGTGGTCTTGTAGTCGTCGGGGTTCAATCGCCAGTTGAAAATTTTGGGTTCAGAGGAAGTGGAAGTCATTTTGCTAAAGTCGGGGTCGTATATATTAGTATAATATAATTATTTTAAGTAGTTTCCTTAAAATAATATTTATTCAATCTTTTTATATTTGCCTAAATGATTTCAATCGCGCATAAAATCTTGAATTCGTTCTTGATGATTCTTTTGCGATCGTAGTATTTTTTGGCGTATCCAAGTTGTTTGAGTCGATATTCTTCGTTCCCATCTCTCCATTTATAACAAATCTCATTGAACTTTTCACGGTTTTTATCATACCATTTTTTTTGGGCTCGTTTCTGTGCTTCGGATGCGGGCATTGTTCTAGTTTCTATATACTATACCTATATTTTTATATTGCTTTCATAAAAATATATATTCCTAAATAATTCCGAAATGGGGGTTTCGCAAAATGGCGGATTGGATTCGGGCGTCCCTCGCCGCCCTCCAAGCGTCGCGCCAAGCGAGAGTTGCTTCGCGGGCTTCGTCAGCGGCGCTCTTATATGGCTGTGGAATGTGATCGCGCATAAGCACCTTGTAGCGGCACTTGGCCAATTCGGTAATCCATTCGGTTTTCTCGGTCTGGGTCATTCGATTCATTTCTCCTAAATATTATATAATACTATAACAAATTTATTTAAGTAGTTTCGACGAAAAGTAAAAAAGGGCAAGCGCCCCATCGTTATACAATTAATTAAGTTTATAAAAGCATTTAAAGATATAAATATATACACGGGGTTATATAAGATGAAGTTCAGTCTGTTTAAGGACAACATCTCCTTTGAGAGCAGTAAATACAAAGTGTCCGTTTTTAATTGGTAATGTTCTGACGTCAGTAGCTCCTTTTTCTCGCCAAACGTTTTGGAAGACACACATAAAATATAGGAACTTTGATAATTTCAAAATGGTCTCGTCTTCTGATAATCCATTTCTGTTAAACAATGGTCTTTCTAAGAACATTGGAATGCGGCAACCAATATAATTTTCGGTGTCGTTCATATCCTCGGTAGGGATATATTTCTTGGTTTTGTTGTAAGTAAACATTTTTGTTATTAGTCATAAGCAGTTGTTTTAAATTATTTG